CGCCACCTGCCTCTTTGATGGCATCAATCTGGGTTTTTCCTGCGTTCTGGATTTCCGTCACACTCGCCACCGTATTCGTGACCAGGTTTTCAGATGCCTGCCGTGCCTGCTGCAGATCAGCCTCCAGCCCAGTTTTGATCTGGTCAGCATTTTGTACCAGATTCTGCATAGTTGTGATTCTGGCATTTGCCGTTGAGATGTCCGCTTCCAGGTCAGTCTCCGCTTTACCTGCCGCCGTAATGTCCACCTCCAGGCTCCTTTCTGCCTGACCTGCCGCCGTGATGTCAGCCTCCAGGCTTGCCTCTGCCTGGCCTGCTGCTGTGATGTCCGCCTCCAGATTCTTGTGGGTGGTGTTTCCCTCAGTCACTTTTTTTGTCAGGTTTGTATAGAGTGTATTTCCGTCACTCACTTTCTTGGTCAAATTTGCGAGGAGTGTGTTTCCTGCCTCTGTCTTGACTGCCAGGTCTGACTGTACCGTTTTGGCCTCCTGCAGGTCCGTATTAAAAGCCTGCTGCGTCTGCCGGTTTGCAGTCACATCCTGATTGATACCCTCTTGTGCAATCAGAATATCCGTCTTGACCTGATTGTAGGTGTTATTCTCATCTGATACCTCATTGATGGCAGCCACAATGGATGCCCTGACATCCTTGCCTTTTTTGCTTCCGGCAATCTGTTCTGTATACTTCCTTACGTCTGCCATGCTTCAACCTCCTATCCTCATGGTGTGTGCATTATCTTCCAGAGCCACATTGGCCAGGTCCTCCGTATGGCCAGCCCTTGCTATCCTCTTTTCTTCCGGAGTATCCTGCCATATATCATAGCCCTGCACTGCATATAAGGCCAGTTCATATGGCTGGATGACTTTAGCCCTATTTTCTTGCCTTGCGCTGAATGTCTGCATCTGTGCCCTCTCCTTTCTTCATACCTATCTTTTCCTTGAATCCCTCAATGGCATCTATCTCTGTCCCCTGCTTTTTCTCCGTAGATTCTGGAACTGATGCAGTCTCTGTTGCGGATGATGTTGCTATCTGCAGCTGGAGGCTTGTCAGTTCCTGCGCGTATTCTTCAGATTTCATCTGTCTCATGTGGGACTGGATCCTATCCAGCACTTTATCCATGAGCGACGGTGGAATAGCGTATTCCTGCATGAATCCCAGCACCTGCGCGTCCAGCTCTCCTGCTACAAAATCCAATATTGCTCCTACATTCATCTCTTTTCCTCCTATCCCATCATCATCCCGTTCCGGAATGTGAAATTTGTCCAGGTCCACTCTATCGCTCCATCTCCTATGTCCCGGATATTTGTGATAATTTTTTGTGTACCTGTGAATGTCTCCCACACCGTATCTGCGTTGTATGTAGTGGCAGTGTAGAGTTTTCCCATGATGTCCACTCTGGAATTTCCTCTCAGTCTCAGCGTCCGCGCTGATGAGTTATTATAAGCTCCTGCAAAATCAATGTAGCCATAAGTTGTGGAGCCATATCCTCCAGTGATCTCTCCGTATGCCATTTTAATAAACCAGCTTCCATTTTTCGCCTCAAAGGTCCCCTGACAGCTTGCGCCTTTCATGGTCACATATCCGGATGCTGTCAGTGTGAAATTGGTGGAGGAAATACTAATCCTGTTTGACTTAATAGAAATTGAACCGGCCTCCTGGCTGATCTCTGAGGATATACTCCCCTTTGCAACCTTTAGCTTGATATTGTCGGCATTTACTTTGATGCTGCTTTTCAGCGTCTCCTCTGCGCTTTTTGCCCTTGTAACCTCTGCCGTGATACTATCAGCTGTTACCTGCAGCTGTGCCTCATTGTAATGGGCGGCATATCCCTGGATCTCCACATCTGTGATATACACGGCATCCCCAGCAGTATAACTGTAAAAATACAGGTACCTGGTACCTGCAGGTATGCTATCAAACACCAGCTCAATCGTCTGCCATTCTGTGCCTATCTGGCCAGCCGTTGTATACTTAGTTGTGTAGAATGAACACCGGAGCCTTGTACCTGCTTTTTCACTGCAAGCCTTGAAACGTACCGTGAATTTACCGGCTCGCGGCACTTTAATGGCGGCTCTAGTCCTCAGACAATAGCTTGTGCTGGTTGTCTCTTTCAGGTTGATACATCCGCAAGTTTTCTCTTTCCATGTTGTTTGATACACATAGGTAGTATTGTTCCGGTACCAATCAGTGGTATAGTTTCCGTCAAATTCTTCCGGAAAATCTCCTCCTGCACAATAATCATGCTGCTGCGCCTCATACATTTCTGTAACGCTCTGAGTGATCTTCCCAGCCTCCACCGTAATCCGTGCATCTACATCATCAATCAACTCTTTCACAGAGCGAAGCACTCGAATGTCCGTCAGATAAGCGACCCGCCCTGTGGAGCCGTACAGAGCAAAATAAAATGACTTTGTGGCTTTGCTGGTTAGTGTTATAGTACGTTTGAGCGTGTACCACTTATTTGTCTCTAACGCAGAGAAATTTTGATACTGTGTACTACTAGTCAGACCAAAATAACAGTATGACGGCTTTGCTCCTGCCGGCAAATAGATTTTTACCTCTACCTCATAGGTACCTACCGACAACTCTCCCAGGCTCTGCTGGAATGTGCCATAGCTCCCATCTGTCTTTTTTAGCCGAATGGCGTTGATGTTCTCTGCCGCCTCTTTGACCACTTCCAGGTTGGCTGCCGGCGTAAACTTTGATATTTCCAGGCTATGGTTGTCGCCGCCTGCAATATAGTTATAGCGGTTTGTGACGCTTTTCTGGTCTGTTACCGCCAGCTGGATCTGGTCCTCTACAGACTTGATGCTGGTTGTGATGACTTCCCGGACCGCCGTTTCCCGCTGATCCGTGTAAGTATTGGCATCCTTTCCGGCCTGGGTAAATTTCCCCTCCAGCTCTGTCTTATATTCTACTGTTAACTTTTCCGCTCCTATGGAGTTAGCTGTGATCTGCTCCCCGACTATCCCCCCATCCAGTGTCATTCCCACCGTATATGGTCCGCCATATCCGTTGTGGCTGCCTCCTATCCCTTTCTTGTTGATCTGCAGGATATTGGTAGACTGGTCTTTGTCTGGTGCGTCCATGTAGAGGTCTCTGATCCACTTCCCATTTTCGTCAAATTCGGACAGCTTATAGCCGCCCTCAGAACCGGTCATCTTAGCAGTCAGGTTGTCAATGGCCGACTTGACAGCCTCATTCTGGATCTTCCTGCGTTCCTCTGCGGCTGCGGTGACCCCGGAATAGATCCTGGTCTGCTGTTCCGTATAGGTGAGTTTCCGGTTCTCCCCCAGTGTGAGTTTGGCAGCATCCGGCTGTTGTAAAGGTATGGTCATCTCCATGACCGGAAAAATGCGGTCCATTCCATAAGGTTTTGCCCGGCATGGGATCCGGTCCCCTATGTCAAACGCATCATACTCTTTATCCATAGCAGACAGATCTACCGCGGTGAGCGTCAGTGTCAGTTCCTCAAATTGGTTATCCTGTAGCCATTCCTTTCCCTTTCGGAGCAGGTTTGACGGTTCAGTCACATCCTGCCAGGTATTTGTGGCCCACACCCAGCCAAAAGTTTCCACTGCCTCCTGACTGTAGATATAATTTGATCCGCCATTTACGCTGGTAATATCCACATATTTCTCCAGGCCCTCAATCTCTGACTCTCCCTGCAGGCGTGCCCCCAGAGGAATCAAAGCTGTGGCCAGGTTTTCTGCTGTCACGCTCTCGGAATAGTCCAGCAGGTTCAGCCCAAACTCAATGGGCTGCTCACAATATTTGCCGTACTCCTCCAGCGTGATCCAGTCCAGATATAGCTTGTCATTTACATGGCGGAGCCTCAGATAGCCGCCCAGCTTTTCAACCAGCTTTTCCCGAATGGCTTTCAGGGTATTCTCAAAATTGGTATACCGATAGAGGGAGTCGTTTGCATCTGTGATGGTCACTATCCCCAGGTATATCTTTTTCCGGTCCTCCACCTGGCTGTTGTGGATGTCCAGGAAAGACCCCAGCATCTGCCGGGGACTCATATCATGGTATTCCGCCGGCGGCTGTATGGAGTCCGCCAGGAAACTCATTGCGCCGGCGCAATAGACATTTTTGTTCTTGTACCGGTCCACTTTCGGCTGTTTCCGGACTTCTCCGTAAAATATTTCTGTTGTGTCCCGGAACACGCTGACCATGCTGCTCCGATTCTTGATGCTGTTATACAGCGGGTTGTTCGGCGGTACCGCAAATTCAAAGGTTCCCGCATAACCCGTCTGCAGGTTCAGTGTTGGATTTGTCAGCACCGCCTCCTTGTCCCCTGGATAGTAGAGGGTCAGGCCGTCCATTTTTACTTTATACAATTACAGTGACCCCCTCCTGTACCGGACCGCGAGCGTACCTGTTCCAGTGAAACTGAGTACCACGTCCTCTGTGTTGACTGTGATATCCGCAAAGCGGTTCTTTCCTTTCATCAGTGTATAGGTTTCCCCGTTCGCTGTCATTTTGAGTCCGGCCGACCCCAGAACGCTCACGTATATAGTCGGAACGAATGGCATCTGATCCGGAACGATGGTGTACGTCTTTGTTTCTCCGGTCTTGACCGTGATTTCTGTACCCTCGTCTATGATTCCGGTCTCAAAATCAAACGGATCCCACAGCCAATCCTCTGTAGAATCCGCCACGTTATACTTGTATGGGTCAGCTTTCGGAATGGCCAGTGTAAATGTGCCTATCTCCCTGTTTCTGTCAAACCCCTGGATAGACGCTCTGCCCGTCCAGTAGAATCCAGAGTCATTGTCAAAAATGACCTTGATTTCTCTGCCCTCTACAAGGTTTCTAAGGTCTGAGATGAAAATATCCCAGTCATTTCTTGGTTTCTTTCCGCCCAGCTCGATATTAATCGGACGGTCTTTGAAAATGCGGCGGCCTGTGATCGCTTCTGAAAAATCCAGGAAACCATCTGCTCCAGGCACGTCCACATAATAATTTTCCTGTTCCACATCCCCTATATAGTCGTTGTTTCCAATAGCCAACCCCCAGTCCTTCAGAGTGTGATACTGCTCTCCGGTGGCCACGATCTCAATGGTGGCCCCGTTCGTTATGGCGTTCATTACAAATATCCCTCCTCCTCTGCCAGGATCCCCAACTGTATATTCATGTCTCTGGCCAGATGTGCCGCCACTTCCCCAGTCTCCCATTTCAAGTTCAATCCCTGAGCCAAGTATGGCAGATACTGGGCCAGCAGTGATGTGATGGAGAGCATTGCATTGCCCTGGGCGCCACCACTCTGATCCACCATGGCGTTTGCATTGATCGTCATATCTTTGCTCACGCCTGCTATGGCATCCGTAACCACGGACTTGCTTTTCTCTATGCCCTTGGCCAGCCCTTTCATAAAGTCCGGCATCCAGGACTCATATTCTGTCAGCGGCCCCTCATCCGGTACGGAGAAATGCAGGAACGAACGGATCTTATCCGCCACACCTGATACCGCATCTGTCACATTCCCGATAGCGTCCCAGATTCCATCTGCAATGCCATTGATAAAATCTTTTCCCCACTCTATCGCTTGGCCCGGCAGGGATGTGATAAAGTCAATTGCCGATTGGAAACCTTCACTCACTACCTGTCCCAAATTACTCAATGTATCCCTGATCCCTGAAACCAGGTTATTAAATGCATCTACCGCCTGTTGTTTCAGGTTCTGTGCTGTATCTACCACAAACTGCTTGATGTTTGACCACGCATTTGATGCTGCGGATTTCATGTTCTCCCATGCCTGGCTCACGGACTCTTTCAAGTTCGTTACTGCTTGGATGGCGGAGTCTTTCAGGTTTGTTGCTGCATTTACCACCGCATTTTTCAGGTTTTCCCAGGCGGTGGATGCTGCGTTTTTCGCCATTTCCCACAGGTTGCCCAAGGTATCCTTAAAACCTGTGATTAGCGTGGTCACGTGTGTGACAAGGCCCTGCACGATATTCCCCACCAGGTCTTTCAACGCCGTCCAGATGGTAGATGCTGCTGTCTTGATGTTCTCCCAGATGTTTGCTGCATCCTCTTTTAATTTGTCAAAATTGCCCGTTACCAGGTCGATCAGCAAGAGCACCGGCCCCAGGATGATATTCTTGATCAGTTCCCATGCGGCAGATGCTAAGGTCTGGAGGTTCGTCCAGATATTCTGCAGCGTGGTGGTTGTATTCGTCCACAATTCCTGTATCGTGCTTACGATCCCCTGGATGACGGGGTTCTGCATCATAGCCGTCCAGATATTTACAAAGAAATCATGGACTGGCTGCCATACACCGGCCCACCATTCCGGGATGCCCTGAAACCATGAGACCACACTCTGCCACGCTGCCGGTATCGTCTCTGTGAAAAACGAACAGATCCCGGACCATATGCCGGAGAAAAAGTCTGATACCTGCTGCCAGATCCCGGACCACCATTCCGGGATAGATTGGAATTTCTGTACCAGTGAATCCCACGCTGCCGGTATAGTTTCTGTAAAAAAAGAGCAGATGGCACCCCAGACAGCTGTGCACTTGTCCTTTACCGCCTGCCATAGGTTCCCAAACCACTCCGTGATCGATCCCCAGTTTTTCACTACGGCAATGATACCGGCTATAGCTGCCGCTACGCCTGCAATGATACCGATTATTGGCCCCAGCACCGCTGTGCCAAATGTTCCTATAATACTCGTAACCGCAAAAATCGCAGGCATCAATGCTGTGAATACGGCAATTAAGCCCCCCAGTATCACAATAAAATTCTGGACTGGCTCCGGAAGTTTCCCGAAAAAGTCCGCGATCTTTTGTACACCTGCCGCCAATGGTGGTACGATCTCGTTCGCCAGCCTCATCAGTGCCTCTCCCAGCGGGGCGAGACTCTGTTCCAACTGTCTCATGCTGGCCTCAAATTTCTGTGACTCCGTTGTAGAGGAGTCAAACATATCCTCTGCCGATCCAGCCACATCATCATAGGTATTCCCCACAGATGTCAGGGATTCTATAAACTTTGCGTTTCCATCCTCGGCCATGGTACCAAAAGCCAGAGCTGCTTTATTTAACTTATCCTGCTGGTTCTCTGTGCCCTGTATATCCTTTACAATGGCATCAATGACTTGTTTCTGCGTTGCTCCCCCCTGCTGCCACTGCTTGAATACATTCTCAACCTCCTGGCTCCAGCCGCCTGTGCCAGCCTCTACCTCACCGGTCTCTGCATTGATCTGGCTCAGTGAATCTGCTATGGTTCCATCTACCATCCTGGTTGTCACTTCATTGATAGCATCGTTTACCTTGTCCAGGTTGTAGGCTCCGCCATCCAGGCCGTTATTCAGGAGTTGGAAATATTCCTGAGTAGAATATCCCGCCTGTGCAAATTTGCCGGCATACTCGGATAAGTTGTCCCCCAGCTCATTTGTCTTGTCCAGTCCATTCTGTGTGCCTTTTACAATGTAATCCATAGCATCCTGGGCTGTGAGGCCATACTGCTCCATGAGGGAATTTACACCCCGGAGGGTTTCATTCATATCAATGCCATACAGTTCATCCAGTGTGATGGCCTGCTCTGTGATGTGCGTAAGCTCTGTTTGGTCCAGATCCTGCAGGTTCTTTTTTACGGTTATGACAGCGTTTGAGACCGCATCCATAGAATCTCCCACGCCCTCCGCATACACATCTTTGATGATGCCGGCGGTCTGCTCTGCTGCCTCTCCAGTTTCCCCAAAATAAGTGGATGCTTTCACTGTCGCGTCCTGCGTTTCAGTAAAAGCATCCTTGGCCTTTTCTCCTAATTCTGTTATTTTATCCCCTACTGCGGAGAGCTGTTCTGCTGCCTCGATCAGCACGCCGCCAGTCAAGGTCTGTCCCATCTCATCCAGCTGCTCTGAGGTGTCATCCGTCTGCGTTTCGGCATCCCTTAACTCCTGTATGAGGTTCTGGACCGCCTGGCCATCATCCACTGTGTCCAGTGCATCTGTCATCTGCTTAATGTCGGCTTTTCCGTCTGTGGCAGATTTTCCGATCTTCTCTATGGCCATTTTGAGCTGGTCAGAGGAGGCGGAGCCGTTTTTGATCGCTGTTAACAGCTTACTGCCCAGCACATCCGCATAATCATCCACGTTTGTGCTTGTGGCATCAAATAATTTGTTCAATCGTTCTGTATTGGTAGCCAGGCGGTCCTGCTCAGTGTTCAGGCCGGCCAGCTCTGACTCATACCGTCCCAGGGTTGCCCTGGTCTCCTCTACCTCACGCTGAAAAGCCATATACTGCTCCTGGCCAATCTTTCCGGCCTCCAACGCGGCTGTGACGTCTTTCTGGGCCGCCTCCAGGCTGTCCAGTTTCTCTGTAGTGTTCGCGATTGCCTCCTTCAAGAGTTCCTGTTTTTGCGCCACCAGCACAGTGTTGGAGGGGTCTAATTTCAGCAAGTTGTTCACGTCTTTCAGCTGTGCCTGGGTGCTTTTGATTTTCCCATTCACATCACTGAGGGCTTTTTGTAGGCCTGCGGTATCGCCGCCGATTTCAACCGTTATCCCCTTTATGTTCCGGCCTGCTGCCATCCTGGTCACACCTCCTTAGAATTTATCAAAATCTTCCTGTGTTGCCATGCGTGGATATTTGTAGGAGTCATTCTGTTGCTCCGTAAACATATCCATGACCATCCCCACTGTCAGCAGGTCCAGGTCCCTGATGGAAATACCCACCTGGCAGCACCGCAATAAAAACAATGGAGTATTTAACTCCCTGCTACTTGGTCTAAGTTTTTTTTTGCATTACTTTTGGTTTCTTCATTCATGTTCCAGAGCTCCAGGATGGCCGGCAGAATCTGATAGATGGAAAAGGTTTCAAACTGTTCCATCCATTCCATGATGTCCGCCGGTACATTTTGGGGATCGGCGTGCTGTGCCATTACATAGGCAATGTTTTCAAACATTTCCAAATTTTCAATGGGGATCTCGCTTTCCTCTTTTTCCTC